GGACAAAAACATGCAAATGTGGCGGAGCTCATTAATACGTTATCTAAGAAACGAATCGATGAAGAAATAGCCAAATGTGAAGTAGTATGTTCTAATTGCCACAGAGCAAGAACATATATGAGAAAAATGCGGAAGGCAGGATAAATGAGATTTTGTAGTTATTGCGATAAGGCATCATATACATCTAAACTATTATTAGATGGATCTATGAAGTACTATTGTTTAGAACATGCTATTAATATTACAGTTGACTAGAATTATGGTATAATAATATTATGCATGATCATGAAAATATAGTATTAACCACAGGTTCAGGAATAACTGAAATGCAACTGATGTGGATTGTTATGGGTTTAATGGCTATTCATCACACATGGATGTGGTGGAAAATGCGACAAAAGAAATGTACCTGTAAAAATAAATGAGCTTGATACAAGCAACAGTTATATTTGGACCTATATTGATTCTATTAATAGCATTCTGGAAGGATATCAAATGAAGAAGATCTATGCTTTAATTGCGTTAACTGCGACAGCAGTCTTCTCAGGTCTTGCTATGTCTAAATTTTTAAATTGGGCGGGACAGCAAGAAATCTTTGATTTTGACCTAAATGAAGATATAGATCATGAAGAGATATAAATTACTTATATTACTTCCATTGGTCCTAATAACTACCTATGTACTGGGTATTGTAATACAGATTAAATAGCTCATCTTTTTTCTCCCGCCCTTTCTGGGGTCTTTGTATCGGAGATACCAAATATGACCCGTTAAGGGCTTAGAGGCCCCGTAGAGGCCTTATATGACATATTCTACAAATTACTGCACATGAGATATGGCTCTTCTTTCGACGGCGCACTTTTTTCGCACTTTTTGCACTATACAGGTCTAAATAAATTTGCTATACTGTTGTAATGAGTAATATTGAATTTATATCTATGATGCCAGGGCTGCAAGAGATACAGCAATGTAAGCCAAAGCCTTCAAAGCAGTTTGTGCCGCAATGGTTTAAAGATACTCCAAGTATGTTGGGCTTAAATGACATGCCGTATGGCCCAGGATCTGCTCAAGTTGGTACTATTAGCTTTCCTTCCGCATCTACTGTAAAAATTTGTCCTGCCTTCCCAGACTTCTTTTCTCAAGGCTATGTTCTTCCAATGTGGTGCGATACAGAACTTGCCTTTAATGACGAAACACAGGAATTTTTTTGGAAGACCTCTAACGATGCATTTTCTTGGAGTATTCACACTAACAATCAGTTTTTAAAATGGGCAGATGCATCCCTGCATGGAGACAAGGCAAAGTTTGTTTTTAAAGCCGAATGCCCTTGGAGAATAATTACTCCTAAAGGCTGGTCTGTTTTACAGCTTCCAATGTTTTATCATTATAATAAAAACTTTTCAGTTCTTCCTGGCATTATTGATACTGATATCCATCATGAAATTAATCAACAAGTTTTGTATCATGGTGGCACAGATAAAATTACAATTAGTCGAGGAGACCCTTTTGTCCATTATATTCCTTTTGAAAGAAAGTCAAAGCTAGGACTTGAGATTAGAGAATTGACTGACATAGACAGAAAACGTTTTCAGAAAAACGAAATGAATATAGCGTCAAAGTTTGTTCCAAATGGCTTGTATAGGCTATTACAAAGAGAACGAGATAAAAAGAAATAAAAAGAAAAAATCCCATTCAGAGGCGGATCCGAATGGGCTTTTCTAGTATATTGCTATACATTATATAGGGAAGCATTACTGCCGTCACCTACACATCTTAATTGTATTACACGTTATTTTCTAAGTCAACTGTTTTTTCAACAATTTTTTCAGCAACAGGATATTCAGTAATCCAGCCATAGGGATCCTTATTAGTTTCAGGATTATTGCCTAGATAGGTTAGGTACTCAGGCAGGTTGGTTATTTCTGCCAAAAGAACCATCAGGTCTACGCATCTAGTATGAGCTTTTTGATGAGCTGTGTGGCATTTATATTTGTCGTCTACATTAGGACAAACTTTTAATATTTCCATAAGTCGAAAAACAACCTTATGGGCAAAATCCATTTGTTCTTGACTGTAAGACATTATGCCTTTTCCCCTGGAGTAAATGCTGGTTCAGGTCCAAGCAGGTATCCCTCTTGGTGGTACTCGATCATTCTTGTTGCCTTTTCAGTATCAAAATGATTTGCAATAAGCGTCATCATGTCGTATATACGGTGGAGCATAATATAATTAACCATAGGCAAATTATCTTCAATAGTTCCAGCGTCTCTAATTATTGCTCCATCAGGTAGCTTTGATTCATCCATTATTTGTCTATTCCTCCATCTGTATTAGGGAAAATTACAGGCATCTTCCATTCGTATGTGTTAAATCCAGAAGACTCGTATTGAAGCTCTTCTTCCGCCGACTCACTTTTTTTGTTGTCCATTAATAATTCTTTCTACTAAATCTACAAGATTTTTATAGTCGACAATTCCGACTGTTTTCTTGTATGAGCAAGTTAAGCAATATAAAAATATGTTTTCTTCAACATCTTGATTGGGATAGAGAGAGCCTTGATCCATTGGGCATAAAAGCTCTGGAACAAGGCCCTCTCTTGAAAGAGAAAGGTACTTAGACACATATTGTATCTTCATGTACCTTCCTTTCTAATGTTTGAATTCCGCTAGGAACTCCTTGTGTCTTGTCCCATTTAGGGAAGACCATGATGACCAATCTGTGCCGCCTTTAGTCATGTAATACGTTATCTCTGCGTTTATTACTGGGTCAAACAATAAAATGTTTGACTTTAGATCAAATTTTTCTTTACGATCAATGCCGAGTTCACCCAACATATTAATCTGAAAAATTCCGTAGGAACTGTCTCCAGTTTTCCTGTTACCATTGTAAGCCATAGGTCTTGCGTTAGACTCTGCCTTAACAATAGCCCAAGCCGTTTTAAGGGCTTTTCCTTCAAAACCAACAGCTGATAGAAGTTCTTTTAGTTCTTCGTCTGTTAGCGTCTCAGAAGGCTTGTATACAGTAGTGCTGTACTTCTCTAAGGTTTCTTTCTTTAGTTGTACTGTTGATTTCACAGGTGTTTCTACCTGCAATGCTTGAGTTGCTGTTGGTCCTGGCTGAACCGTAAATAGAAATAATACTATTACTACTATGTACGACCAACTATTGGCAACTTCGCTCAAGCGTTGTTTTACTTTCTCCATTGGCATTTCCTCCTTTAGAGATAACGAACTCTAAGCATAACATTAATTGCATAACCCTGTCAAGCCAGTCAACTAGAATAAATGTAAAGTATAAATGTCTAGTTTAGTAATAATATTTTAAATTTAAGCATAAAAAAATATATTTTTGCTTCCCATATGAATAGTTGTTTGGTAGAATAGGATCTTCACACTAAATTTAAATTAACCGCTAGGCGGAGAAACAGGTACTATAAATGTCTAAAACTATTGCAAACCCATACGAAAATTTTATTGCGTTATCAAGATATGCAAGATGGATATCAGAAGATAATCGCCGTGAGACTTGGGGTGAAACAGTAGATAGATATTTTAACTTTATGCTCGGCCATCTAGAAAAAAATCATAATTATATTCCAAATGAGAAGCTTGTTGCGGAATTAAAAGAGTTTGTTTTTGAAAGAAATGTAATGCCATCAATGCGTTCTGTTATGACTTCAGGAGCCGCATTGGAAAGAGATAATGTAGCTGGATATAACTGTGCTTTCTTACCAGTTGATTCCCCACGTTCATTTGATGAGACTATGTATATCCTTATGTGCGGTACAGGTGTAGGATTCTCTGTTGAGTATAAGTACATCAATAAACTTCCTGCCGTCCCAGAAACTTTAGAGAAATCAACTACAGTTATTACAGTAGAAGACTCAAAGCAGGGCTGGGCTAAAGCATACCGTGAGCTGCTAGCACTACTTTGGTCTGGACAGATTCCAGCAATTGATGTTTCTAAGGTAAGACCAGCAGGAGCAAGACTTAAGACAATGGGTGGAAGATCTTCAGGCCCACAGCCACTTATTAACTTGTTTGATTTTACAATTGCAAAGTTTAAGAATGCTACAGGAAGAAACCTAAAGCCAATCGAATGCCACGACATTATGTGCAAGATTGGTGAAGTAGTTGTTGTAGGAGGAGTCCGTCGCTCAGCAATGATTTCTCTTTCTAATATTAATGATATTGAAATGGCGCAGGCAAAGTCAGGTAACTGGTGGGAAGCAAGCCCACAACGTGCCTTGTCTAATAACTCTGTTGCGTATTCACGCAAGCCAGAGATGGAGCAGTTTATTGCAGAATGGAAATCGCTATATGATTCAAAATCAGGAGAACGAGGCATATACAATGTGGCCGCAGCTCAAGCCCAAGCAGCCAAGTATGGAAGAAGAGATCCAGATATACACTATGGAACTAACCCGTGTTCAGAGATTATTCTACGTCCTTACCAGTTTTGTAATCTTTCAGAAGTCGTACTACGTGAAAATGATACAAAGAAAGATATTGAACGTAAAGTAGAACTAGCAACTATTCTTGGAACCTGGCAGTCTACTCTTACAGACTTTAAGTATCTACGTAAGATTTGGAAAGATAACACAGAAGAGGAACGCTTACTAGGAGTTTCTTTGACTGGACAGTTTGGGCATAAGTTTATGTCAGGCAAACAAGATTTGGTTGCACTAGAGTCATTCTTGATGACCCTTAGAGAAGCGGCAAGAGCAAAGAATAAAGAAGAGGCTGGGAAAATTGGGATTCCTGAGTCTGCCGCTATTACTTGTGTAAAGCCTTCTGGAACAGTATCTCAATTGGTCGGGGTATCTTCAGGAATGCATGCTTGGCATTCTCCATACTATATTAGAACTGTTCGTGGTTCAAAGGGAGATCCAATTTCTACCTTCCTTAAAGAGGTGGGGATTCCAGTAGAAGATGATGTAATGAAGCCAAACGATACATACGTATTTTCATTTCCAGTAAAGGCACCAGAGGGTGCAATTGTCAGAAATGATCTAACAGCTATTGAGCACCTTAACATTTGGTTGGTTTACCAACGTGCATGGTGTGAGCATAAGCCATCAATTACAGTATCTGTAAAAGAAGATGAGTGGATGGAAGTTGGGGCATGGGTTTATAAGAATTTTGATGAAGTATCTGGAATTTCATTTCTACCGCATTCAGATCATTCATACAAGCAGGCGCCATACCAAGAAGTAGATAAAACAGAATATGATGCGCTTGTTGAAAGAATGCCTAAAGATATTCGTTGGGAAGATTTATCTTTTTATGAAACAGAAGACGGAACTTCTACAAATGCCACACTAGCATGTAGCTCAGATGGAAATTGCGAGCTAGTAGACATTTCTAGTTAAAAGTAGTACAATGTAATTGGGGTAAAACCCAAATTCCTGGGCACAACGCCCAGAAATAGGAGGATCTAATGAAACAAGATCTAAACAATGATGGAAAGGTAACTATGCAAGAGAAAATTCTAGCAGCGTTGGCAAGCTATGGTCGTCACTTTTTGGGTGCAGCCATTGCTCTTTACATGACTGGTAACACTGACCCAGGAGACTTACTCAAGGGCGGAATCGCAGCATGTCTGCCAGTTATTTTGAAGGCACTTAATCCAAACGAAAGCTCATTTGGGTTTACAAAGAAGTAAAAATTTAATATAGATTAGGAGTGCCCTTATGGTAAAATATCCATAAGGGCTTTTCTAATTAGGGGTAACCGTGGCAGCGCAAAAAAACTTTGAAGTTGATCAAAATACTACTTTTTCATTTGTTATTGACTATACCGATAACAATGACTTGCCCATAAACCTTTCTGGAGCTACCGCAAAAATGCAGGTTAGAGATACAAAGGGCGGATCTAAATTATCATTTACTTTGACTTCACCAGCTGGCGGAATTACAATTAACGGACCACTTGGCAGAGTTACATGCACAATGACACCTGCTCAAACAAGCAAACTATTTCACCCAAAATCTTCCTACGACATAATGATTACAGATAGCAATAATACAAAAACAAAACTTGTTGAGGGCTTTTTAACTCTAAGTAGATCGGTAACCATCTAATGGCAGAAAATATTGTAAAGATTACGGAACAGATAAACAAGGTTGTTCTTTCATCTCCAGGCCCTCAAGGACCTAGAGGAAAATCTATACTTAGTGGACCATCTGCCCCACTAGACAGCGTTGGAATTGAAGGAGACTTTTACTTCAATACAACAACAAATGAATTTTACGGACCAAAGCTATCAATCACCACTTGGAGCGGGGCCAACAAGATTGATCTTGCTACCAAAGACGATATCGCTTTTGTTTACTCCTGGGAAATGTCTCAGGTTCAAGGCCCAGTAGATGGGGTATATTCTGTGGTAATAAATCATAATTTAGGATTTGGTCCCAATGTAACCGTAATATCTAGCGCAGGCGACGTATTGGAAACAGGAATAGATTATAATAGTCTTAATAGATTAACACTGACGATGGCCCAACCATTTTCAGGGACAGCGCATCTGTCGTAAAGGAGAAAGAAAATGGCAAAAAAATTCTTAGTTAGTTTAGATCTCAATAAAAATGAGTTACTAAATGCTAGAATCCAAAACTTAGGTGCTGCTCCATCCAACCCAGTATCTGGACAGATTTACTATGACACATCTAATAATACAATGTATTATTACAATGGACTCACATCACCAAATGGCCCATGGATGCCGATGTCTGGATCCACAGAGGTTATTCAAGATGTAATTGGCTCTTCGGTAGTAGCTGGAACAGCGTTAACAGCAACATATGACGACACAGCGGGCACAACAACATTAAAGCTTAATGATACAGCTGTAACACCTGGATCATACGGATCAGCAACAGCAATTCCTACATTTACAGTAGATGCACAAGGACGCTTAACTGCAGCAGGAACAGCAAACGTAGCAACAAACCTTTCGATAGCTGGAGACACTGGAACAGATACAGTTAATCTTTTAACTGATACATTAACAGTTGCAGGCGGAGAAGGAATTGACGTAGCTGTAACAAATAACACAATTACGGTATCAGCAGAAGACGCAACCTCAACAAATAAGGGTGTTGCAAGTTTTGATTCAACAGACTTTACGGTAGCGTCAGGCGCAGTAACATTAAACGCTGAGCGTGTACAAGACATTGTCGGAGGAATGGTTGACTCTAATACAGAGTCTGGAATTTCAGTAACATATGACGATGTAAATGGAAAATTAGACTTTAACGTAGCAGATCCTACAATTACTCTTTCAGGAGATGTAACTGGTACAGGAACAATAACAAATCTTGGTGATGTAACAATCACAACTACAGTTGCACCAAACTCTGTAGCTTTAGGTTCAGATACAACAGGCGACTATGTAGCAAACATTCAGGGAACAGCTAATGAAGTAACAGTAAGCCCTACATCAGGTGAAGGCACAACAGTAACAATCGGTCTTCCAGATAATGTAACAATTACTAATGATTTAAATGTTGGCGGAGACCTAAACGTAACAGGAACAATTAACTCAGTAAATACTACTCAAGTAAATATTGTTGATAATAAGATTAATTTAAATACCGACTTTATTGGAATTCCTTTAGCAGATGCTGGAATTCGTGTAGAGCGTGGAGATGGTGCAGATGTTGAAATTCTGTGGAATGAAACAAGCGACAACTGGACACTCACAAATAATGGTACAAACTACCATGCAATTGCTCGCAAGTATGCAGTAGATCTTGCAAATCCAGATACATTAACAGCTTTAGTTGTTACACATAATTTGGGATCAGATGACGTTACTGTTCAAGTTTTTGAAACATCAGGATCTAAGGCTCTTGTTGAAACAGATGTTGAGCGTACATCATCAAATACAGTTACATTAAAATTTGCATCAGCCCCTGCAAGTGGAGCATACAGAGTCGTAATTACTGGTTAAGGAGACACTGAATGTCAGTTAAAAGATTAGTTCCATTAAATACAACAGAATTATCTTCTGACCCGTCAGTAGCAAGAGCTGGAGATATTTATTTTAACAGTTCTGCTCAGGAACTTCGTGTATACACAGGAACAGAGTGGAAGCCAATCGGTGGAAGCACAGAAACTGGCTTGCTTATTCATGAGCACACATATGATGGAGAAATTTATTCGGTTCAAGCAGTTACAACTGCCGCAACTTTTGTAGATGGCGGAACACCACAGCTAAGTGGTCAAACAGAGCTTAACATAGTCGACGGAGGAGCACCATAATGGCAGTTAGTATAAGAATTAGAAGAGGTACTACAGCTCAATGGAATGCATCTACAAATGTTCTTGCAGCTGGAGAAATTGCATTAGATACAACTCTAGGTAAAATAAAAGTTGGAAATGGATCTTCTTTGTGGGGAGCTCTTCCATTTTTTAGTATAGCCCCTTCAGAACTCTTAAGTTTAACTCAAGCAAATATTGCCGATACAGTATTGGACGGAACTGGCTTAGATAAATCTTTTGACTCAGTTGCTGGAAAGCTAACATTATCTGTAGATAGCACTATTGCAAATAAAACATATGTAGATACAGCTGTTTCTTCTTTAAGCGGAACTGCTGCACAGACATACATTCCACTAAGTCAATATGGAAACGCAGACGGAGTTGCCACTCTTGATGAAAATGGCAAAATCCCAGATTCTGAAATTCCAGCCACAATTACAAGAGACACAGAGCTGTCTTCAGCAATTTCTACAGAAGTAACAAATAGAAATACAGCAATTTCAACTGCAATATCTAATCTTGTAGATTCAGCCCCTGGAACCCTAGATACATTAAATGAGATTGCAGCAGCATTTGCAGACGATCCTAATTTTGCTACAAGCATAACAACAACAATAGGAAACAAGCTAGACTCTTCCCTAGCAGCAACAACATATGCCCCTATAGCATCACCAACTTTTACAGGAACTGTAGGTGGTGTTACAAAAGCCCACGTTGGTCTTGGAAATGTCGATAATACTTCAGATGCAAATAAGCCAATCTCAACTTTAACTCAAACAGCTTTAGATACTAAAATAAATGAAATTATTGAATTTAATTCACAAAGTGGAAATTATACCTTGCAATCTACAGACACAGGTAAGCTTGTAGAAATGTCAGGCGGCGGAACCTTGACAATACCTTCTGACGCAGTGTATAATTTTCCAATAGGCACATCAATAGAAATTTTACAAACAGGAACCTCACAGGTTACTATAGCTGGAACAGGATTTACACCAAATTCTACACCAGGTCTCAAGCTTAGAACACAGTGGTCAAGCGCATCGGTATTAAAGAGAGGTAGTAACAGCTGGGTCGTATTGGGTGACCTAGCAGTATAATAAAAAATGCTTAGAAGATTTTTTGGCCGATTTGGCAGAAGAAAAGTTAGCGTTCCGTCACTAGTTAATTTAAGTAAGGCTCAAGCTGAATCTGCACTTGCTGCAAAAGGTTTAAATTATAATCAAACATCAACTGCTACATCAACATCTGCATTAAATTTAACTGTATTGTCTCAAGGAACTCCAGCAGATACTATTGTGCCAATTGGTACATCAATTGATTTTAATTATTATAATTATGTTGCCCCACCTTCATTTGGTCCTTCTTTTGTTCCTAGCCCACCACAGAATTCATCTGTATCTAGCTCAAGTTGGAATGGATCTACAGTAACAATCAATGGAACATTTAATACTTTTCCTACAAACATTGCTGTAAACGGAAGCAACATTGGAAGCTGGACCCCAAGTTCAAACCAAATAACATTTTCTTTAAGCGGATCAGGAAGCAGAACTATTCAGATCTATAACGGAAGAGTTCCACTTATTCCAGAGTTTAGTATTTCATATAATCCAAATCCAGGATTTAATCCAGGTCCAGTGTTTAATCCAGGTCCAATATTTAATCCAAATCCAATATTTAATCCAGGTCCACAATTTACTCCAGCACCACCTATCTTTTGGTCTACTCCATTATTTTTTGGACCTCCTTCTTTTAAAAGTGTTGGTGTTTCAACATTAGTAAGAACTCCAAATGGCCTTGTTAAAGCAGACGATTTACAAGTAGGAGACATTCTATTATCAGCAGATATAGAAGGTTTTATAAATTCTCCACAGGAAAACTCAACTCAGATTGCACTCGCATGGTCAGATACAAATCCAAATATAAATATTACAGAGACTACAATCGTTTCTATAAATAAAAAAATGTCAGATGGCGCAGTAGTTATTAACAGTGATATTTTTTCAAACTACCACTATATTCTAATTAAAAGAGACGGTGTTGCAAAGTTTGTATCTTCAGTAGATGTTTTAAATACAGACCTTGTATACTCTTATGCTGATCAGACGTGGGAAGAAATAACAACCCTAGAATCTGTTCCAATTGTTCATGAGGTTGTTTCCATTAACTGTGAGCCATACGATATGTTCTTTACAGAAAAGATATTAACCCATGACTCAACAGCAATTTAATGTTATTGGCTTTGACTCTGTAGATAATAAATCTATCCCAATTTTTTCAAAATTCCCCGACGAGTTTAACGGAGCCTGGGCTCATATAACACCAATTAATAATGGGAAAATAAGTTATCTTTCTACATTTTATTTTAACGACCAACACCCTTCTGGGACGGTAATAGTTTCTGATTTTATTTTAAACTCTTATCCAGATATGTATAATACTTTTTATTTAGACGGCTTGGCAGAAAAAGTCTACGTTTCACCAAAATTAAGACGGAACGGCTTTGTTGGTATATCAGCACTGCTACTAAGAAGAATTTTTTACTCTTATTTAAAAGGATTTATAGTTGACGGAAGTAAAGATAGAGCCCCATTTATAGAAAAAGCTTATATAAAAACAAAAAATATTTTAAATGAAAGAATAGAAGCAAACGTACCAGAATCTGCTGTTTCAGTATATAATACTGAGCCAGAAAGAGATGCAGTTTATCCGCATATTTGGTATAATCAAAGAATAGGAGGAGTAAATGAGTAATTTATTAAATAGAATTTTTGACGCTTGTATTTATTCAAGCCAATTTAATGAAAGAGAAGATCTGCTTGCAATTTTAAATAATCCAAATGAGGTTGTATGGGAAGAAAGAATTGGCTCGTATATGGAAGGCATAAAAACGTCACTGGACATTAATAACTTTGCTGTGCTAAATAGACATTTACAGTCTTCAAACGTAACAAATTTAATGGAGTTTGCAAAAGAAAAAAATATTAATTATAAATGGCTACACGAAAATGATTTTATAAAAATAGGCAAGGATGCTGAATATTTACAAAGCTTTACTAATGAGTTTACAAAAGACACTGTAAGTGTAATATATGTATTAAAAAACACTAACATGTCTGGATCTATTAGCTTTAAAGATAAAGAAACTACAATTCATCCAGAAGAGGGGTCTTGTATAATTCTTTCATCATCGCCCGAATATAAATACGTTGTAACAAATTCCGAAGACAACGATTTTATCCTAGCAATAGCCTATAATGAAAAAGTTTGATCCTAAAGTAGTATCTAATGTATTTGAAGAACCATTTTTTGAATACATTAAGAATTATTTTGAAAATCATCCACAATTAAGAAGCATACCTTACGACTATTATGGAAGCAAAAGAATGGACTCTTTTGACGACTCCGTAATTCTTGAATGTTTAAATAAGCTTACAGACTTTGCAAGACATCATTTTGGTAAGCCAGACATTCTTCCAACGTATGCAGTTTTTTCAGAATATTCTAGCGGAGCGGCGCAGCTAGATGAACACCTAGATATTGGCCCATGTACATACACAGTAGATCTAGGTCTATATCAAAAAACTCCATGGGGGCTATTTATAGAAGGAAATGAATACAGCTTTGATGAAAATGAAGCAGTATTATTTTTAGCAAATGATCAAAAGCATTGGAAGGGCCCTTTCCCAGATCCAGAGTTTAACAAGGTTGGAATCATGCTACTTCACTGGGTAGATCCAGACCACCCATGGCTAAAGATTCCAAGAGAGGCTCAGAGGGTTCTAAGAAAAAGAGTTTCTGTAGTATGATTAAGCAAAATAAAAATCAAAATGTTTTGTATAGGCTTAATAGAGAGATTAAAATTACTTTAGGAAATTTTGATCACAAAGGGATTTATGAAAAAATAAATAAAGAATTTAATAAAAAAAATATTGTCTACAGGTTCCCAGAAGAAACAAAAATAGAAGTTCCCATATACTCTGATAATAATAAAAATGTTTTTTTTATTTATGATGAAAAAATACATGGCCTTCTTATATATCTAGTGTCTTTAATTAAAATAGCATGCAAAGAGCATGATCTTGATTTTGATAAAAATAAGTATTTTTTATCTTCAAGCCTGATAGAGGGGATAGATACTTCTTGTTGGTATGATACAGGCGGGATGTCTAAACCAGCACTTTTTGGAATAATGTCACTTGATACAGAATTAAAAGAAATAGAGATATCGGGGGTATTGAAAAAGATTTCCCCAGGTGATATAATAATATCAGAAGCAGGCAATAAGATAAAGTACTCTAGTCAAATAAAAGGAATACTTTTTAACATAGCCCCACTATCGATGATAGAAAAACAGTACCCGCATACGTGGATACCAATACTATAAAAGGATAAAGATGATAATCGAAAACCCAGCAAAAGGTATTTATATATATAGAAATGCTTTACCAGAATCTATGGGAATCCCACAAAAAATAGAAAACGCTCTGGGCGATGGTAAAAGCGTATTCTTTAAATGGTCAGAAGCGCTTGTAGGAGACTTCCAAAAAATAAAAGACTATAGGGATTGTGTTGACTTTAAAGTAAGAAGAGATGCGCTAAAAGCTGGTGATCCAAAAGCAGATGAAGTAGCTGCTATTCATGATCAAATAACAGAAAAATTAAACGAATGTCTAGATCATTACGTTGAGACTTTTAGAATGAATCCCCTAGGCTACATGGAAGCTATTAACTTTGTAAAATACGGGCCAGGCCAGCATTTTCAAGTTCATCCAGATAGTGGCCCAACCTATCATTGTGACGTTTCTACAGTAATGTACTTGAATGATGACTATGAGGGTGGAGAACTAATGTTCCCTCATTTTGAATACACATACAAGCCAGAGTACGGAGACATTGTTCTATTCCCGTCTAACTTTCTTTATTCCCATGCAGCTTTGCCAGTAAAATCGGGGACAAAGTATTCTGCGGTAACGATGTTTTCATACAATGACAGAACCCATAAAGACCATATCAATCCTTCAGGCAAACTTCAGGGAAGATCAAGGTTTTTATAGCCCATACCTTTAGATGCTTATGATGTATAATTGTGTAAGAGGTGAACACTAATGGCAACTACATTTCCAGCATCAAAAGACCAACTAATTAATCCACAACCTACAGACTCAACGTCTCTAGTATCTCACGCCTCCCAACATGCAAATGCAAACGATGCCATAGAAGCTCTTGAGAATAAAGTTGGTGTTGATAACTCAACCGACCCATCTTCTCTTGACTATAAGGTTAGACAGCTAGAAATAAATTTTCAAGACCCAAACGAAATTAAAGACCTAGCAGCTGCCTCAATATTGGGCGGTACTCACACTGGAATTACTGTGTCTTATAATGACACTACAAATATTTTAAGCTTGACGGCAACCTACGATGACGATGAAGTAGTAACTGCAGTAGCTCAAGCACTCACAGCTGGAAATGGTATTTCAAAAACATTTAACGATACAACAAATGTAATTACTATTCAGGTTGATACATCTGTTATAGCTGACAGATCCTATGTAGATACAGCAATATCTAACCTTATAGATGCAGCACCAGGAGTGCTAAATACATTAAATGAAATTGCTGCAGCGATAGGCGACGATGCAAATTTTGCAACAACGATAACAACAGCCCTTGCAACTAAACTTAATATAACTACTGCAGCAAGCACCTACCTAGCACTAGCAAACACAACAGAAGTTGTTCAAGATGTTGTTGCAGGAATGGTCTCAGGAAACGTTTACTCTACAGGACTAGGTATTACATATGATGATCCAACAGGAAAATTAAATTTTGAAATAACCACTAAAGATCTTCCAGGGTTTACTGAAGCCGCACAAGACTCAGTTTCTAGCCTATTCGCACACGCTGGCCATACAAATGTAACCGCTACATATGACGATGTTGCAAATCGGATTAATTTGGCAGTAACCGCTCAGTTAACTCAAGAGCAGGCTCAAGACTATATTGCTCCTTTATTTACGCATGGATTAAATCCTAATATTACAGCAACATATGACGATGATACAAATAAGCTTATTTTAGAAACTATTATTCCGCCATCAAAAGCCATTATGTCTGCTTCTGCTCCAGCATCACCAGCAGACGGAGCTTTCTGGTTTGATACTGATGAATACAGAAGCGGCAGCACTAGATCATTAAAAGTTTGGAATGCCCTATCTTCAACTTGGGAGTACGTATCAACAGATCTTTCTTTATCAACAACAAACACCTGGACATCTAAAAATACATTTACCAATGGTGTAATTGTTGGACTAGAGTTCCCTCCACAAAATCCAGTACACGGACAAATTTATTACAACCTTCCTTTAGACAAACTAAAGGTGTGGACTGGTTTACTTTGGGATGATATTCAGGTTGGAGGAGGTGGAGGAGGACTTTCTCTTACACCTACAGACAACACCGCAGCTCCATCTGTTTTCTTTGTTGGACTAGTTGCACCCCCAGCAGGAGCAACACAAACTGGAGATTTGTGGATTGATGTTGATGATATTGATACTCCTTTTAATCAATTTTATACAGGCGGTGTTGCTCCAGATCCAGAACAATATGAATTCTGGGTAGACAATGTTGAACCAATTCAAGAATTAATTTATAGCGCAGACGAACCAGGGACACCTTCATACCCAGGAGAGCTTTGGATAGATACAGATGAATTTGATGGTGCAATTGTAGAGTTTGGAGCAACGGCTCCTAATCCAAATAACGTACAGCTATGGGTAGATATAAATGAAAACGAAAGCCCAAGCTATTATGATCAATTAACTTTTACAAATTATGCAACAGTTGCAAACTTTCCACAAAATGCACCAAATGGTTTTGTTGCCTCAGACGCTTCAACTGGACTGGCGTACGTAAGAAGCCAAGGACAGTGGCTAGCAATAGTAACCGCATCTAATATAAATAATATTATTTCTTCAAATTCAACAGTGTTTGAAGATTTAAAAGCTTTAGCTTGGATGGGCTTTGAATAGCCATTCTGGTATAATTTAGGATAGGAGGGTCATAAAATGTCACTAAAAAGATGGAACGGTACCTCATGGGTCACCGTCGCTGGTTCAAGACCAGGACCCCAAGGTGCAACAGGACCTACAGGTTCTGCGGCAACTATTTCTGTAGGAACAGTTACAACTGTTGCAGCAGGAACAGCAGCATCAATTGTAAATGGTGGAACATCATCAGCTGCAATATTTAATTTTCAAATTCCAGCAGGACCAACTGGCGCAGCAGGTGCTGCAGGATCACAAGGTGTGGCGGGACAAAGAGGTTCTTATACATTTACAGGAATCGCTAATCCAACAGGATCAAACCCAGCAAGCAAGCTAGGATTAGACACATATTTAAATACAACAACTGGAGATTATTTTCAATATAACTCTTCAAACACTACATGGGTTCTTCAAGGAAACTTAAAGGGACCAGTAGGAGCAGCAGGCGCACAAGGTATTACAGGACCCCAAGGTGCAACAGGACCAGCGGGAGAAACAGCAGTACAAAATGTAATAACAGAGCTAGACAGTTGGAAAGCAGACCAGATACTCAATCTTGGTGTATACTATCCAAAGTACGAGTTCTTAACAAATATGACCCAGCAAAATGCAACACTTTTAGCAACAAGCATGATATTCTAGGAGAAAACAACTATGGCAAGAAAAATTTTAAGTTTAACAGATATTGATTTTGTACCAGGCACAGGAACATTAACTATTCCTAAGCTAATTCGCAGAGAAAAATTACTGTTAATTACAAATACAACAGCTAACAAGATTGTTTACAATTTTGCTGATCCTGCCCTAGGATTATATAGTCACTCATTTTCTACTCCTGCTTCAGACCCATATCATGATGCTGCTCACGGAAAAACAATATTAGTATTAAAGTACAACACATCTACAATGTTGCCTACAGATGATTGGCAAATTGTTTATGATACAGAAAATGAAGCATTTGAGCCAGCAGACTATTTGGTAGATGCGGTAGGAAAGCTTCGTACAGCAAACCCAGTATCCCTTATTGATACTGACTTTGAGTATGGTATTCAGAACTCTAAGTGGGAAACACTTACAATGATTCAAAACTATCCAGGATTCTTTGGAAGATCCACTGGTGGAAACGCAATTGATATACAGCTAATTCAAGGAAATGGAGTTGCTCCATTATCTACAATAACTGTTACATGTAATTCACCACACGGATTAAGCTCAGGAGATGTTATATCAGTTCAAGAAACAACTTCAGATAATGCGGATGGAACATTCCTATGCTTCCCAACTGGAGCAACAACATTTACATATACAGCAAAAGGTGTTGTAAATGGTCCTATTCAAGATGGAACACTGACATCAATTTACGGCGGAGGAATTTTTGATAACGCACATATTATGGGCGGAGTTGTAGGACAGCTTGGAACATTTTCTGCAGTATCAGATCAGGCTACACCTTCAAGAATTACAGTAGTTTCACCAAAGCCACACGGACTTCTTCCAGGAACACCAATTCTTGTTACACAAAAAGAAGGAAGCAACTTCTTTGGAAGCTTCTTTATTGACACTGTAGACACACCAAACTCAATGTCATTTATGGCAAATGGACAAATTAATAATCCAATTAACACACTTGATCAAGGATTTTATGCAAAGCCTGAAGGATATGTAAACCATAGACCACATGACGGTGGAGTTATTATGTCTACAGGAAACAATGTGTGCGGTACACAAACAATGCGTCAAACACGTAGATACTTTAGATACCAGTCTGGTAAGTCAATTCAGTTCTCAACAGGAACAAAGTTTACACCTACATTCCAGGTAGAATATTTAGCATCTGCAGGACTAGTTCCAGGATCACAAGACATCACTGTAACTACACTTAATTCTCATAACTTACAGCCAGGAGCATACGTTAAAATTGAAGGAACAGAAACTTCTGGTTCCTATAATCCATTTAACGGAATTCATCTTGTAACATCAATTATTGATGCTACAACATTTAAATACAATGTTGTATTTACACAAACATTATCAGCAATTGATCAAATCCCAGGCGGAGTAAATGTATTTTGTACAGCTTATATTTGGAAGGGTGCATCAACAAGAGCTGGCCTTTATTCAGAACAAGATGGATTCTTTTTTGAATATGATGGACAAGGTATATTTGCTTGTCGTCAATGGTCAACACAGGTACTTAGAGGAAATGTTTCTGTAACTAAGTTTAACTCAACAGTAACAGGAAGCGGAACAATCTTTAGAAAGCAATTAGTTTCAGGAGATAAAATTGTAATCCGTGGACAGTCTTACAGAGTTCTTCAAATTGCTTCAGATTCTTCTTTGACAATTGCTCCCGCCTATCGTGGAGCAAGCCAAACAAGCGTTAAGGTTCGCAAGACTCAAATTATTAAAATTAAGCAGTCGGAGTGGAACCTAGACAAGTTTGATGGAAGCGGTCCATCAGGACACGTATTTGATCCATCAAAAATGCAAATGACATATATTGACTACTCCTGGTACGGAGCAGGAACAATTAGATATGGATTTAGAGGCCAAGGCGGAAAAATTACCTGGTGTCATGAAATTTCTAATAACAATAATAACCTTGCCGCATATCAAAGATCTGGTAACCTACCAGCTAGATATGAAGCAATTAACGAACCAACAAAGTTTTCAAAGCTAGTTGCAGGAGGAACGGCAGTAAGAGGATCCAATCTTCTTCCACAAGACACAGTAATGTATATTGATAATGTAGACTACTGGCCAGCAAGTGGATTTATTAGAATTCAAGATGAAAATTATTGTGAAATTGCACGATATACATCAATTGGTGCATACAATAATACTGCAAAGGGATACGCTATGAATCTTATTCGTAGACAGCCTTATGTTACATATTATGCAGGATCAGCTTATAGCCTTAATGGAACTTATATCGCAGCAACTTTTAGACCAGACTCAACTATTCCTGGAGGATCAGGATCTGCACAAGTTTCAGTTCAAGTTATTTCTCAAGAATGTGCTCCAGTTATGAGCCACTGGGGATCTTCAGTAATTATGGATGGAGGCTTTGATGATGATGCTTCCTTTATCTTTACAGCTGGTATGCAGCGCTACTTACAGGTCGGTGGTTCTGGATCCGTTTCAGCAACTATTGTTTCTAGAGTAAGAACATCAGGAGTTGCAACAATTACAACTTCAGCTCCCCACTCATTACTTGCTGGTTACAACGCAGTAGTTTCAGGTGTAAATGATGTATCTGTAATTACATACAAGCAGCTAACCAATAACCAAGCAAGCCTTACAACATCTGTTGCCCACAGACACAGAGTTGGACAGACAGTAGTGGTCACTGGAGTTGATAACGTATTTAATGGTACATGGACAATTACTGGAGTTACATCTACAACATTCTTGTTTGCTAGATCTTCCAGCAATATTCCATTCCAGGCAGTGTCATCATTTACTAGCCCAACCGCTGTAACTTCAAGCTATTACAATGGAACGTTTTTAGTAAATAACGTTACTTCAAATACAATTTCATATGCTGTTGCACAGCCAGATGAAACTTCATCTGCGGTTAACCCAAATGGAGCTGTAACACAGACGTTTGGAGCAACACAGCAGGCACGTCCTCTAATTTCACTTAGAGTTGCGCCATCTGCCGATAACGGTACTGGACGTAACTTTGGACTTCGTGAATTGTCAAACAACATGCAGTTAAAGTTATACAGCGTTAACATTCTTGCACAAGGACAGTTCCTTGTTGAAGGAATTCTAAATGCACAATCTCTAAACGGTGTAAATATTCCAAATGCATGGGCAACCGATAGGGTGGGATCAGGATCCCTTGCACAAATTATTTATCACGACGGAACTGGAGTCCCTGGATCACCAGTTCTTTCTCCTACCAATACAGTTTCTGGAGGAGACCGTGTATTTGCTTTCTACACAGATAACGGCGGAGGTACAAACTACTCTGTAACACGTATCGATCTTACAAAGGCAAGAGACCTAGGAAACTCTATTCTAAATGGAGACGGTAGCGTTGCTACACCAGGTTTCCCAAATGCCCCAGACATCCTTACAATTGTTGCTACAAATCTTGGTTCTTCAGCGGCCAACATTTCAGCAGTTCTTGCATGGACGGAAGCGCAGGCCTAAAAAATGCCAGATTACTCAACATTAACATCACAGATTAATCAGTTTAAAACAGCAGCAACTGCTTTAATGACTAATGCTAATGATCCGTTAAATGCAAATGAGCTGCAGCTTGTCGGAGCGGCATTAAATCAGATGGGCAACACCCTAGGTGTTGCAGATATTAACAATGCTACTACAGACGCAATAGCAGTAATTAATACCGCAAAAGATTCAGCCATAACAGCCTTTAATACTGGCACAAATGGAACAAGATTAACAGATGCAGAAGCAGACATCGTAGATCTACAAGGAAGAACAACAAATATTGAAGGATTTGTTAATACAAATTCAGTTCAATATACAACACTTCAATCTACAGTATCTGCTCTTCAGACATCTTTATCTACAGTACCTCTTTCATGGCGGATCGCTACAACAAATACCACAGCGTTAAATAATGAAAGAATATTTGTAAATCAAGGTGGAATAACAGTAACTCTTCCTTTCGGCCCAACATTGGGATATACAGTTCAAATTAAAGATGCAACAGGCACAGCAGCAACAACAAACTTTACGGTTTCAAGAAACACAGAAAAGATTGAAGGTCTTGCAGAAGATCTTATAGTAAACGTTAACTCAGCATCTATGACTTTAGTTTACGTTAATGCAACGAGAGGATGGGTATTAACATAATGGCACTTTTTTCAGCTTTAAACGGTCCAATAACAGGAGTATCTGTAGCACAATTAGGAATTACTGCAGCATCCCTAGGAATTCAAAGTGGTCTTAGCTCAGTTCTCCCAGAAGTAACAGACGGATCAAGAAGACCATATTCTATTCCATCTATCTATTCGGTTAATATGCGTGGAAATGCAATGTTTAACAACTACTCATGGGATAACTCAGACGACTGGACTAACTTTTATACATATCTAACTGGCACACAGCCATGGGATGCCGAAAGAGCATTCTGGCATGCATTAGGCGGATATAGAAATATGAACGAAAACAGAAAATCTTATTGGTCAGCTGCTTATAAGCGCCTAGACTATGCAACAAATAATATGTGCGGAACATCAAACTCACGTATGCACACATGGCCTAGAACTACATGCTACGGTCCATTTGGCTCTCGTGTAATGTTTATTCGTAACTTCGGCCCAACAAACCAGACTGTTTCAGTTTGGGGCCTAGTTGGAACCTACTGGTGCAGTGGATACGACGGAGCGGGACTTCAAGTCGGAAGACCAACCTATTCTTCAGGTAAGAATTACGCAAATGCAAACGGTATGTCATGGACAAACCTTGCAACCCTAACAGGAACTAATACGTCTAACTCAGGAATGTCTGGCTCATTTACTTTAAATGCTGGAGAATCTTGTGTAGTTCTATTGTGTAACACATTTACATATTGGACAGATACTGGTAATCAGTACCACTGGAATGAGAACAATGCGTTCTATAACCTGCAAAGCACATTTACAGGATCAAACAACTTTATTCAGCCTGACATTAGATTGACACAGGCAGCATTAATGTATAACGAAGTAAATAATGGTAACTACACATCAACAATTGATTCCCATAAAATTTGGAATTATGCTGCAACAGTATATGGAGATAGATAATGGACGAATTTAAAAAATATGCAAGATTTAGCCCTCAATATGATATTCAAGTTGAGACTAGAACATGGCATGAGTTTCCAACTGATAACACAGAAGATGGTTCAGAGTGGTTTGAGGTAGATGAGACATTTACTGGAGAAAGACATTTAGTTTATAATAACGGATCGCCTAGATTAATGACAGACGAAGAGCATGCCGATTGGCAGGCGGGAATTAATTTAAGCGGAGCACTGCAAGTTGCTAGAACCAAAAGAGGCAACCTATTAAAATTATCAGACTGGGTGGAAACATCTAATTTGTCTGATGAGAAGAAAGAAGAGTGGAGAGTCTATAGACAAGCCCTCAGAGATCTTCCAGAAACCGTAACAGACTATAATATTGTGTATCCTACGGAGCCCACTTTATAATGTCATTATGCTATACTATACAAAGAGGTGATCAATAATGCCAGATTATGCAAGTTTAACGGCTCAAGTAGATCTATTTAAGACTAAGGTAGCAGCCCTTAGTGGATCAAACCTGGGCGCACAAGAATTGGTTTATTTAGCAAAAGCTATTGAATCAATGGGAAATCTTTTGGGAGTCAACGACGTATTGGCAGCTACAAATACAAAACTTAATGACATCTCTAATGCTGTAACTGGTGCTGTAACAACAGTGTCAGCTGCAGGAAGTACACAGGTAGCCGCAGTGGCTGCAGCAGGAGCAACACAGGTAGCGGCTGTTGCAAATGAATTAAATAACTTTACAATATATCAGAATATGGGAGTAATATAAAATGCCAACAACAGTTAGCTTACCAGCACGTTTTTATGCAGGAACACTTACAAATGCCGAAGTAGGAGTTTGGACAGTTCCAGCAGCAGAAACAGATGTAATTACATCAATTACAGTACAAAACATCACACTTGCTGCTCAAACATTTGATGTTAAGATGGCAGGAACATTCTTGGCTTACCAGCTAAGTCTTCCACCACAGACATTTATGACTTTGGACATTAAGCAAGTTCTTAATACAGCTGAAAGTATTCTAGTTAAAGCTTCAAATAACAACGCAGTGACGATGTTTATTTCAGGCGTAAAAATAACATCATCATAATTTAAAGGAGTAATAAAATGTCACAAGTTTCCAACACCACGTCATCAATTTATTTACCAGGCCTAACCACAACAATTAATGCTGCTGTAACACAGGGTCTACAGACTGGTATTACCGCTCAAGCAATTGCTGCAGGTGGAGTAAGCTCAATGTACATGCCTCTTGAAACAAGAATTTATTCTTCTTCAAACTGGACACGTCCAGCAAACACAGGACCAGTTATTAAACTTGTTCTTGTCGGTGGTGGAGGTTCAGGTGGATCTGGGCACTCTTGGTCACACAATGGATCTGGTGGAGGCGGAGCAGGACAACTTATTGAAAGATGGTTAGACATTTCTTCAGTTCCAGTCGGAGGAACTATTCCAATTACTATTGGAAACGGTGGTCCAGCAGTTTCTGGAAACTCAAACGGAAACAATGGAGCAAACTCTTCATTTGGTGTAAATGGAAATGCGTACTACTGTATTGCATACGGCGGAGGCGGCGGAGGCTATCCTTACGGTTCTGGTAACAATGGAAACTCTGGAAGCATGGGCCAAGGAATGGGCAATCAAAATGGCGGAGGCTCAGGCGGAGGCGGCGGAGCAGGCGGAAACTGGCAATATGGCGCAGCAGGCGGAGGCGGCGGATCATCATCTGCAGGACAAAATGGCAAGAATACAACACAGACAAACGGAACTGGTAGTTCTGGATATGCTGGAGGATTTGGTTTTGGACCAGGAGCATCTGGAGGTGGAGTAGGATCAAACCACAGCTGGACATCATGGATTGGCGTTGGCGGAAAAGGTGGCGATGGACAATATGGAATTGCAGGCGGAGGCGGCGGAGGCGGCGGAGCAGGCGGAGGCGGATCCTGTGGAGGCGGAGCTGGAGGCTCACAAACAGTAGACAACTCTGGTGGTCAAGGTAGAGACGGAACTGGCTCAGGAGGCGGCGGAAATAACCATCAATCAGGAGTTGGCGCTAAAGGAGGTGCTGGCGTAGCTATTATTACATACTACGTTAAGGCATAACTATGAGAGACTATATATTTATTAATGAAGATGGAACAGTACATAACATATTGAACCTAGAAGGACCTGAAGCAATTGAAGCAAATGAAGACCTAAAAGATCTTTTACACTTTGATTACACAGACTGGGCTTACGACGATAAGCCAGCACCAGGCTGGACATACAATAAAGATACAGAGGTCTGGACTAAGCCAGTACCACCTATTTCAAATGTTGTTGTAGAGCACCTTGTTCCTCTTACAGAACCAGTAGCAGATACACTAGCGGGAGGTCAAGAATAATGTCAAGAGTATGGGCACTATTAGTAGATAACGTTATAGGAAATGTAATTCTTGCAGAAGAAGATTTTATTGAATCTCATCCAGATTTTTCAGGATTAGATCGGATTGACATTACAGACTATAACCCACAACCAGGAATTATGTGGGTATTAGAAGACAATAAGTTTAAGGCACCAGAATCAGTAAGACCAAAACCAGAGCATGAAGTAGAACATAGCGCTCACGAAATTGAGGTAATATCATAATGGCAACATATGGAACAATTAATCAGATATACGTACCAGGACTTGATGCTCAAATTTTAGCTTCAACAACAGCTCTTTCAACATCTATTGCAATTCCGTTAATTGCAGCAAATCTTTCAGGTTTTTATAACGCATATGAAGTTACAATTTTAAGTGGTGGAACATGGGTACGGCCCGCAAATAGCGCACCAAATATTGAAGTAACATTAGTAGGAGGCGGCGGAGGCGGCGGATGTTCAAATGGTTCAACAAACCACGGTGGAGGGGGAGCAGGGCAACTTCTAAAAAGAATGCTTGATGTTTCTTCAATTCCTACAGGAACTGGAATCTCAGTTGGTATTGCAAATGGTGGAACATGTAATGCACAAGGTGGAAACTCAACATTTGGAACTTCGGGACAACCATTCTATATGGTTGCATACGGCGGAGGCTCAACTCAAGGTGATGGACAATCTGGCAACTGCGGTCCAGGAGCAAATAACATTACAGGAATTGGCTCAGGCGGAGGCGGACAAGGCAACTGGCAGAACTCATGGGGAGGCGGCGGAGGCGGCGGAGGCGCAGGCGGAGCAGGAGAATACCCACATGTTGAAAAGCCTAACTCAGGAGGATATTCTGGATATTTTGGCGGATCAAGAAACTCTTCAGAAGGATCTTCAGGTGGAGGACCAGGATGGGCAAACTCAAACGATTCTGATAGACGTTCAGCAGGTGGACGTGGAGGCCCAGGCCTTTACGGACTTGCAGGCGGCGGAGGCGGTTCTGCTAGAGGTACTGGAGGCGGAGGATCTGCTGGCGGAGGAAATGGTTACGGAGATTATATAGGAACACAAAGAGCTGACGCAATGCCAAACTCTGGTTCAGGCGGCGGAGGCGGCGGAGGAAACACAGGCGGTTCAGGAATCTGTAAAATTACCTATTGGGTAAAAGCTTAATTAAAGAAATAAAAGGAGAATAAAATGCCAGTATCAATGAGCCCACAAGCTGTTACACCATCTTTGTGGACATACACATACCTTCAGGCCCCAATCAATGGCCAAGGTTTTACATACTTTAATATTCCAGTCGAGTTTCAAGACAAAGGAACAGTGAACGCTGGAGGAACAGTAGCATGTAACCTATCAGAAGCTGGCGTATTCAAAGTAATAGCAAACGGAAACTTAACAGTTTCATTTAATAACTATCCAACAACAGCAAAAGGTGCCTTCTGGCAACTAGAGATTAAAGCTGGCGGATCATACACAATTACATGGCCAGGAAATATTAAGTGGGACGGTGGCGGAGCAGCAAACATTGCACCACTACTATCAACAAATACAACACTATTGAATTTCTACACTAGAGACGGTGGAACAACTGTTTTTGGTGGTTATGCATTTGCTGACCTATTCGTTTAAAAAATAAAAGGGGATTACATGTACGCAGTAGTTGAGAACAATCAAATTAAGAGTATTGGTGATATAACCATACTTTTCCCAAACACATCGTTTCCTTCAACTGAAGAGTACGGTGATTTCCTAACAGATAATAACTTGTACCCAGTAACTACTAGCCTAGAATACAATTCAAATACAGAGAAACTAGTTCCATGCGAACCATATCTACAGTCTGGCAAAGTTTACAATGTAAGAGTAGAGTCAATTTCTGCAGAAGATCAAAAAGATATATTGTTAGCTCATATTGATTTTGAACTAATTTCTACAGAAGGACTTGAAACAAAGTCAGACTTATCTGCAAAAGACAAGCAAGCATGGGTAAAGTATAGAGAAAAACTTAACTTGCTAAAAGAAAATTCAAATATATCAGAAATTACATGGCCTGAAAAGCCTGTAGTATATGGTGGGACAGAGGAAAACTAATTGCTACCTAATCAGCGTTCAAACTTTCGTAGAGCTAGATTTACAACATTAGGCTTAAGACTTCATTTAGATGCCTCACTTCCAGCTACAGTAATTAGAGATGGCTCTAACTTTGTTTCAGCATGGAACGACAAGTCAGGCGCAAGTCGACATATGGTTCAGGCAACCCAAGCAAATAAGCCACTATTTCAAGCAACAGGTTTAGGTGGACTAGGTGCACTTCAGTTTGATGGTACAGATGATTTCATGACATTCTCAGATCAAACCTTAGCGTATATTGCAGGAAGATCTTTTACAATTTTTTATGTTGCTTCAAAGCCAGCAAACAATAATACATACATCATTGGCGGAACAGCTACAGGAACAAGAACAAATCTCTTTGCTGGAAACCTAACTGCAAATACTCACAGAGTTGGTTTTTACAATGATGAGCAAGGCTCTATTGTAACAGCAGCAGCAGCGGGAACAACAGAAATTTACACAATTGTTTATGATTCATCAAATAACCAAAGAACCGTTAGAAGAAATAGAGTTGAGGTTTCTCGTGCAGTATCTGGAGGATCCCTATCTTCAATGACAGGGCAGTCATTGGGAAGATATATTTCATCTTATGGAAACTTTAAAATTGGAGAATTTTTAATTTACGATAGAGCTTTGCAGTTTGCAGAACAAGAAACTGTTGAAAAAGATCTAATATCTAAGTGGTCTATAGTCTAAGGGGGATTTAAAGTATGTCATACGCTCCTATTAGATTTGCAGGACCTTCATTAATTCCAGCATCTCCAGCTAAAATATATACAGCTGTATCAACTATAATTATCAAAGAGTTTACTGTAACAAACTTCAGCGGATCAACCTTGCCATTTAGCATTTTCTTGTTAGGAGAAAATGGTGATCAGGTTATCAACCTTTACAACATTAACAGGTCAAGCTTAGACCCATACACTCTTTACGGAAATGTAAACGTCCCAAACAATACAACATTAAAGCTTGAGCACTCATTAATTTTAAATGCTGGAGAATCAATTGCAGCAGTTACTACAACACCAAACTGCTACTCATTAACTATATCTGGCGTAGATCTTTCTGGCACACTTTCAGGAGGAGGCTCAGGCGGCGGTACAACTGGTGCTTCTGGTGCAGGATATTCTGACGTAGTTTCTATAACAACAAACGCAGTTACTACTGGAGCAAAAGTATTTTTTGTAAATAATAGTGGCGCATATACAGCAGGTCAACGTGTTCGTGTAATTAATCCACTTGCTCTAACTACATATGTAGAAGGAACTATTACTCAGGTTGTAAAAAATGTAAGCATAACAGTATCAGTAGACAGAACAAATGGAACAGGTACATACTCTGATTGGGTTTTTGCAGTAGCTGGACTACCAGGATTAAGTGGTACTTCTGGTTCAAATGGTTTACCAGGTCCAACAGGCCCAACAGGAATAACAGGTCCAACAGGTCCAACAGGATCAAGAGGGGCGGATGGAACAAGCATACAGATTCAAGGAGTTGTTCAGACAGTAGGAGATTTACCACCTATACAATCATCAATTCTAGGGGCTGCCTATATAGTATTTGCAACACAAGAAATTTATATATATAACGGTGTTGCATGGCAAAATGGAGGATCTTATAGAGGCTTTACAGGAAACACAGGAGCAACAGGTGCAAGAGGCGCAACAGGCGCTACTGGGGCAACAGGAACAGCTGGAAGATCAATTAATATTAAAGGAACAAAAGCAGATGTTGCTTCACTGCCAACTCTTGCAAGCGGAAGCAACACATCTGGCGATGCTTGGATTGTACTAACAGATTTACATTTATATGTTTGGGATGGCTCAGTTTGGATTGATGCAGGACAGTTCCAGGGACCTACAGGTGCAACTGGACCAGCTACTATTTCAGTAGGAACAACATCATCAACAGGCCCAACTGGAACCCCATCAGTAACAAATTCAGGAACCAATACAGTTGGAGTTTTTGACTTTGTTTTACAACAAGGCCCAACAGGAGTAACAGGACCTACAGGCGCAACACCTACAGTTGCAGTTGGAACAGTTACAACCACAGGTCCAACAGGAAATTCTTTAGTTACAAATTCGGGATCATTAGGTTCTGCAGTACTTGATTTTACTTTAAAGCAGGGTCCAACAGGCGCCACGGGACCAGCAGGACCAACTACAATATCTTTAGGAACGGTAACTTCAACAGGGCCTACTGGTGTTGTTTCTGTAACAAATTCAGGAACTACAACAGATCTTATTTTAAACTTTACTTTAGCTCAAGGAAATACAGGAGCCACAGGCCCAACAGGTGCAACAGGCGCTAACAGCACAGTAGCAGGCCCAACAGGCCCAACAGGGTCCACAGGACCAACAGGTGCAACAGGAATAGCTGGAGCAGACGGAACAGGAGTTTCAATTCTTGGGTCTTACTCCACATTTGCACAGTTGCAAGCAGCACAACCATCTGGACAAACAGGAGATGCGTATTTAGTTGCTGGAGAGCTTTATGTTTGGACAGGCTCAGCTTGGACAAATGTTGGAAGCATTCAAGGCCCAACAGGCCCAACTGGCACAGCAGGCGCAACAGGAGCAACAGGAGTTGGAGTAACTGGCCCAACAGGTGCAACTGGGGCAAATGGATCAAGCATTCAAGGCCCAACAGGCCCAACAGGCACAACAGGCCCAACAGGTGCCACAGGAGCCACAGGCGCAACTGGCGCTGGCATTACTGGAGCCACAGGCCCAACAGGCGCAGACGGACCAGCGGGAGGTCCAACTGGCCCAACAGGTCCAGCTGGGTTAAGTATTGTAGATAATTTCCAAGTTACAAATAGCGGATCTGGAGCTTATTCAATTGATGGGCTTGATAATAGAGCACTGACATTAGTAAGAGGTCAAACATATTTCTTTACAGTCAATGCCTCTGGACATCCTTTTTGGATTAAAACAGCACAGACAACTGGAACTACAAACCAATACAACACTGGAGTTACAAATAACGGAGATGATGTAGGTGGAATTACATTTACTGTTGACGCAACAGCACCTAATACGCTATACTATATTTGTCAATTCCATTCTCCTATGACAGGTGTAATCAACGTAATTGGCTAAATAAAAGTCGGAGACTAATGAAAATAGCAGTATATACAATTGCTTTAAATGAAGAGCAGTTCGTTAACCGTTGGTATGAATCTGCAAAAGATGCTGACTATTTATTAATTGCAGATACAGGATCTACAGACAAAACGGTAGAGATAGCTAAATCACTTGGTATTAACGTGCATACTATTTCTATAAATCCATGGCGATTTGATGATGCTCGTAATGCAGCTCTTGCCCTACTTCCCTCCGATATTGATTATTGTATATCTTTAGATATGGACGAAATACTCTCAGAAGGCTGGAGAAAAGAATTAGAGTCATTAGAAGGCTCTAATGTAACTAGACCGATACATACACTTGCTACTCATATAGATGAAGCGGGACAATCAGGAACAGAGTTTGACGCATTAAGAATGCATTCAAGACACGGACATAGATGGAAGTTTCCAATTCATGAATCTGTTTCGTTTTACGGAATAGAAGAAGTAAGAAAAAAGATTGATGTAAAAATATCTCATTTTCCAGACAATAATAAATCTAGAGGACAGTACCTTGCTCTTTTAGAAATGGCTGCAAAAGAAGATCCCTTAAGTGATAGATGTGCACATTATTATGCTCGTGAGTTGTTTTTCTATGCTAGATATAAAGAGTCGGCAGCTGAATTTAAAAGACACCTATCTTTAGAGTCCGCCCATTGGAAGCCAGAAAGATGTGAATCTCTTAGGTACATTGCTAAATGTGAACCAGATAATAAAGAGTATTGGCTTAGAAAAGCTATTGAGGAATGCCCAGAAAGAAGAGAGCCTTTTGTAGACCTAGCTCAACATTTTTATGAATTAGGAGATTGGTACAGAGTAAAAGAATATTCACAACTTGCTTTAAATATAAAAGAAAAGTATTTAGGATATTTTTGTGAGTCAGAAGCATGGGGATGGAAGCCCCATGACCTACTAGCCCTTGCAAACTATAATCTAGGAGACTTTGAAGAGGCTTCAAAGCATGGAGAAATAGCTGTTTCTTTGTGTGAAGATCAAAGACTGCATGACAATCTTGCGTTTTATCATGATGCTCAGAATCTTAAAAGTGGTATAATTTAAAAATGCCTAGTAATTTAACTCCTAAGAATTTCAGATATCCAACACTGGATATGTCTCCTGACATTCCTAGAGACTTAGGTTATCTTGCACAAGACATTGATGATTACTTAACAGCAAACCCAGGAGCTACAGGACCTACTGGTCCTACAGGAGCAACAGGTGCTACAGGGTCGACTGGTGCTAACAGCACAGTTGCAGGACCAACAGGTGCCACAGGTGCAACAGGTCCTACTGGATCTACAGGTGCCAACAGCACAGTTGCAGGCCCTACAGGCCCAACAGGTGCCACAGGGCCAACTGGTGCTAACAGTACAGTCGCTGGTCCAACAGGATCAACAGGCGCAACTGGCTCTACGGGCCCAACAGGTGCCACAGGTGCCACAGGTGCAACTGGTCAAGCTGGAACTGGAATTGACATTCTAGGAACTTTTTCTTCTTTAGCTTTATTACAATCAACTCATCCAACAGGAAATCCTGGAGATGGCTACATGGTGCAAGGCAATTTGCATGTATGGGATAGTGTAAATAGCGAATGGGATAATGCAGGACCAATTTCTGGACCAACAGGTGCCACAGGTGCAACAGGACCAACAGGTTCTACAGGTGCAACAGGCGCAGATAGCACAGTAGCAGGACCAACAGGTGCAACAGGCGCAACAGGTTCTACAGGTGCAACAGGCGCATCTGGCGCTAACAGCACAGTAGCAGGACCTACAGGCGCAACAGGAGCAACAGGCGCAACAGGCGCAACGGGCTCCACTGGTTCCCAAGCAACATTTTCTTTAACTTCTTCTACTCCCCCACTTGATCCAATCCAAGGACAAGCGTGGTTTAATACTGAAAATGGTAAAAGTTATACTTACTACGATTCGTTCTGGATAGAAACTGGTTCTTCTTTATCTGGACCAACAGGAGCAACAGGCTCTACAGGTGTAACAGGACCAACAGGTGCCACAGGAACTCAAGGAGTTGCCGTAAACTTAAAGCCTTCAGTAGCAACAGTACCTTCTTTACCGTCTACTGGCAATACTTTAAATGATGGAAGAATTGTTGAATCAGATGGAGATCTTTACATTTGGGACGGATCCTCATGGAGTTCAGTCGGACAAATAGTAGGACCTACAGGAGCAACAGGCGCAACAGGCGCAACAGGTTCTACAGGCGCAACAGGCGCAACTGGTGCAACAGGTTCTACAGGCGCAACAGGCGCAGATAGTACAGTAGCGGGCCCAACAGGCCCAACTGGCGCTAACAGCACAGTTCCAGGACCTACAGGCGCAACAGGCGCAACTGGTGCTAACAGCACAGTAGCAGGTCCAACAGGCGCTACAGGACCAACAGGTGCAACAGGCGCAACAGGCGCAGATAGCACAGTAGCAGGACCAACAGGAGCAACAGGCGCAACAGGCGCCACTGGTTTACCAGGAGCAAGCGGTGGAAAAATAGTTCAAGTTGTTAGTGCTACAACATCAAATACTACATCTTCAACAGGTGGAGCAGGATATGTAGATGTTAGCGGATTATCTGTAACAATTACCCCAACACTTTCAACAAGTAAAATTCTTGTAATGACATCATTTTTAATTTTAGGTACTGGTCCATCATATCAATCTGGTTTGGTTCAACTTGTAAAAAATTCTACATCATTAACTTCAGCAGTACTAGGTACTTATTATCCAAATGGTGGGGGAGTTAATACTGGAAACTATGCTCAATATTCAATTCAGTATATAGATTCTCCAGCAACTACAAGTGCAACAACTTATAAAATTCAGATTAACAACGTCCTTAGCGCAAATAACTGGGGTGCTAATCCAAGTGGAAATCCAATTCAAATTATAGCAATGGAGATACTAGCATGAAAAACTTTAACGCAATACTTTATTTGTATCCAGATGCTGTATTTAGTATGGTAAATGATGACATATCTATGATAACTTGGGTAGGTCAAGAATATCCAGTTCCAACTGCAAAGCAGTTAAGCGATGCAATTAAAGCAATAGAAGATAAAGAAGCACAAGATATTTTAGATAAAGAAGAAGCAAAAAATTCAGCTCTTAGTAAGTTGCAGGCGTTAGGCTTAACAGAAGCCGAAGCTAAAGCGATTGCGGGAGTATAGGAGATATTATGCCAATAGACTTTCCAAATAGCCCCTCATTAAATCAATTATTTACAAGTAGCCAGAACACTTGGATATGGGATGGCACAGCATGGACTCTACAAAGACTTACTACAGGTGCTACTGGTGCCACAGGTGCAACAGGAGCCACTGGCGCAACAGGCGCCGACAGCACAATTGTTGGCCCAACAGGTGCAACAGGATCAACAGGCGCTACAGGTGCCACTGGCGCAACTGGCGCTAACAGCACAGTCGCAGGACCAACAGGCGCTACGGGCGCTACAGGTGCCACTGGCGCAACAGGCGCCGACAGCACAGTCCCAGGACCTACAGGCGCAACAGGCGCAACTGGCGCTAACAGCACAGTAGTAGGTCCAACAGGCGCTACGGGCGCTACAGGTGCCACTGGCGCAACAGGCGCCGACAGCACAGTCCCAGGACCTACAGGTCCCACAGGGGAAACTTTTCCTTCACAAACTGGTAACTCTGGAAAATTCTTAAGTACAAATGGTACTTCGACTTTATGGAATACGGTTGCACAATATTCTTTACCAGCGCAGTCTGGAAACTCTGGAAAATTTCTAACTACAAATGGAACGGCAGAGTCATGGGCAACTGTAGCAACTACAGCATATTCAAACGGAACAAATACTGCAAACTCAAATAAAATATTCTATAACACAACTGGAACGCCACCAACTGGCACTGCAGCTGGCGATTTATATATTTTCTACTAGGATAACATATGACTATAAAAGCATATGATGGAACAACATGGCAAACACAAAAATCATTAAAGATTTATAATGGTTCGTCTTGGTCAACCGCAAAGCAAGCTTGGATTTATAATGGGACAAGTTGGCTAATAAACTACCCAGAATTTCCATCTTCTTCTTCAAATCCATCTATAACAGTATCATCAGGACTCGACGGTAGACTTGGTTGTACATATAGTGCATCTGTAGGCTCATGGAATTCCAATGATGCGTATGTTCCAACATCATATACATATCAGTGGACTAGGTCAGGTTCAGACATTTCTGGAGCGACATCTTCTACATATACAACTGTTTCGGCAGATGCAGAATCAGTGATTGGAGTTAAAGTACGAGCTACTAATCAAAGAGGTAACACAACAACTTCTTCTACTACTGGAACCCAAATGCTCCCACACGTCACATCATTAACAGGTTCAAATACAACACAGTCAGTTTCTACACCAACAGTCTCATTTAACCCAAATGGTTTAAGCTACAGCGGATCCTGGAACTCTATATTAAATGCAACCACATATGAAACTACATCGGGAGGATCTGCAGGGTCACCAAGTGTTAATATTGGAGCACGAACATTTAACGGTACAGGAACTGCAGGTAACGCATCATTTTCAGTAAGAGCAGTAAATACAACTAGACGGATTTCTTTGAGTTGGCCTGCAGCTATTGGCGCAGTATCTTATGATCTTTACGTTAACGGTACTTTTTTTGGAAATGTGGGTAACGTAACAAGTTATGTTTATAATCCTCCTGATGATAGTGCTAGAAACTTTACTATATACCCTAGAACTTCAGGAAATGTTCAAGGATACGGATCATCAGTGGCATCTGCTATAGCGGCTGCAGCAACACGAAGCGATTATGGAACTGGCAGCGGAAACCTTGTTCAACCTAACGCAACATCCCCTACATTCGCTAGCAGTTCTGCAAGTACTTCAAATTTATCCGTATCTTGGGGCGGAGCAACAAATGCAACAAAGTATAGAGTGTATTGGACTACCGCATCTTCAATTTCTTTAGACCCCGCTGTGTCCTATGATTCACCAGAATGGACAGGAACTGCTGCAAGCTATAGTATTTCAGGTAGCGAAGGAAGCACATACTATTTTTATATATCTGCTTCAGGTGACAACAATGTTTGGACACCATATGGATCATACAAAACATCAGCTACAATTGCATATACTGCTCCAGGCGCACCTAGCCCATCTACAAGCGGAATAACTTCAAGTTCATTTACAATTTCATGGTCGGCAGTATCTGGAGCAGCTTTTTATTCTGTAAAAGTTGGAACATCTTCTGGCGGAACAAATATAGTTAATACAACAACAACTAATACCTCATATTCTGTATCAAGTTTATCTTCAAGCACAACATACTATGTAACAATTGCTGCAAATAAAACAGGATATGGCTATGGAGGTGACGGAACTGCATCGGCAACTACAACAGCAGCCCCCCCTTCAGTTGGTGTGCCAACTGTTCAGTTTGAAAGAACTGGAAGTCAAATAAAATGGGGTATTGATAACCCATCATTTAGCGGTGCGTTCACACCATTTGGAATTGAGTGGGAAGTTAGAACAGCCCAAGGAGGCGGAACTGCAATTGCTAACAGTACAATAAACTATACAACATCTATGACAAGGGGTCCAGTAAATGGATATAACTGGAATTATTGGGTTAGATCAACAACAGATTTACCATACAGCGCCAACGCAAGATATCTGAGATGTAGACTTTATGGGCAAAATGACAATACTTTTGCAATATTTGACGGCCCTTGGTCCAGTTGGATATAATGAAGGTTTATGATATGATAACAAAAGAAGAAAAAGTTTTTATTTTAAATCAGTATATAAAAGAACTTAATTGTAACAAATATACTAGCACAAATAAAATTACTCCTGACTTAACTCAGGAGGAGCTTGCTGAAATAAACCTCAGCATAGAGTCAATAGATCAAAAGATTCAAGCCATTGAATCCGAAAAAACAAAAATAGAAGAAGGAGAATAAAATGCCAACATACACAGTTCTAACAAATGACGAGAAAGCAGCAATTGCTAAAGCAGAAATTAGAAGCCTAGAGTATCAGATGTATACACTTGAAGTAAGACTTATCGCTGAAAATGCAAAGTCTGATCCAGACGATACAACTGTTGCAACTTTAAATACACTTATTGCTGAAAAGCAAACACAAATAGCAGCACTTTAATTTAAAAAGGAGGATGGAATGTCATACAAAAATACAGTCTTAAACGACTTTCCAAACTCATTTTATTTATTAGATGAAGTAGAGTCTGGGCAAATAGCAGACTACACCGAGCTATTATCACAGTTTGCTACATATCAAGATTTAAAAGATAGCGGATTAGTTTATGCACAATTAGGTGGAATCTCTGTTTACGACTACTCTGGAAGCTTAAATAATGGATCTGCTTCTTCGACATCTTTAAGGCAAATAATGCCCTTGGTGGCGGGAGGAATAAGAGGAACAGAAATGTTGCCACTTACTGAAATTACCTATAGCCCAAAAGGAATAGCAAACAAAAATTATAAAGATAATACTTTTTCAATAGAGGCCTGGGTTTTGCTTCCAGCATATAATGCTACTGCAACAGTTGTGGGAGACACGGCTACAGACACTGGAATATTCTATGAAAATGGTAATATTATATTTCAAGTAGGTGCCAATAAGGCAGAACATACAGTATCTAATTCTGAAGCAATTCATGTAGTAGGTATATTCCAAAGCAATCTTTTGTCTTTGTATGTCAACGGTATTTTGGTTGACACCACATCTGTAGATAATTATAAATTTTTAAATGACATTGCAACATTTAAAAGTGGTCCTTCTACAGGAAAATTTGTAATAGACTCAGTAGGATTTTATAGGTATGCCTTATCACCTTCTCAGATTTTAAGTCATTACAATGAGGGTACAAAGGAAGTTAATGTATCTCAAATAGCGTCTATAGATGGCGGTTACCTTTTTAGCATGAACACAGAATCTATGCAGCGCAAATTTTCATATACATATCCTGTATCAAAATTATGGAGCGAGCTAAATATTAATGGCCAGTATTTATCAAGTGATCAGTCTTCTGTATATATTCCAGAGGCAGTTGGGGCCAAGTCTTTTTCTTTCACAGATCATTTTATTGTACCAAATTACCTAGGGATTACTAGCTCACAGATACACTGGGAAAATGACGTAAAAGGAATTTTAGTAGAGGCAAGCATAGACAACATAACATGGAGAACTTGCACAAATGGATCGCCATTGCCATACTTTAATAAAAACGATAATCAAATTTCAGATATTATTTATCTAAGGGTAACTTTATCATCTGACGATGCCACCAGATATCTACCGATTTTAAAATCCCTAGACATTGCTTTTTACGGTTCAAAGAATTTCTACAGCGACAATTCTGGATATTATATATCTTCGAATTATGACTATTCTTTGCCAAAGACAAATAGCAAGACGTTGTCATATAATAAAAACAATGGTCTTACTATGTATGACGGACACGGATTTTCTTTAAATAACGTCCCAGCAATTTCAACAGTAGAAGTTATATTTACCCCTCAGTACGACGACAATGTTTTAGTGAGCGGATTAGCCAGTCGGTACGAGTGGAATAATGCGGGGGTCATAACAAAAGCAGGAATATCCTCAATCTATGTAAATGGTATAAATAGGACATCCGCAGTAAACGTATGGGACTTCATGGCTGTAAATACGCCTCACCATATAATCATTGAATTTACATCGGCAGACAGCAACCTTAAGTTTAATCAAAATCAAAATGACTCCAAGTCTGGATCTGGGCATATGTATAACAATCTTGCCGTATATGAAAATGCATTACCGCTATCTTCTAAGCTTAATCACTACTTGCTATATACGGGAAATATCGTAAATCAAATAAATGACACCGCTTTTGGAATTGAAGAGTCCGCCCTAGGTGAAGATTTGACCCCGTTCTTTATAACTGTGGTAGAGCCAGAGTCAGTTAGCCTATAATTTTGTCCACCTCTTGTGCAAACTCTAGACTTTAGCACAGAATAATGGTATGATTTATGTCTATGGATATTAATAAAGCTAAATATAACATTAATGAAGAAGAATCGATTCTAGGCATATACGTATGGGAGATGCCTGACGGTAGATGGATTGGAGACGACGATGGGAACTTTCTTTCAGTCACGTCCAAAAAAGGAAATAGATCCAACATCGATGCTTTGGCTAGAGAAGTTCGCTCATTTGGCATATATGAGGGCGGGCCTAAATTTCTTTCAGCAAGAAGAAAGATTGACGACGAAGAATTCCAGCATCAAAAGCAAAGACTTGACTGGGGACTAGTTCCTGATCCATATGATATCGGAAACTATAAAGACGAAATGAAAAAAATAGGTGGTTTAAGATGACAGTAGAATTTCTCGGTGAAGATAATTCAGAAAACATTATCGACATATCAAATACAGCGGATTGGTTTTCTTTTAAAAAGGATGAAAAAAACAACGACCCGTTTGCAATAGGCCTAGAAGACATCAAAAAGCTTAGAGGTCTCGGGTCATCATTTAAGCGTAGAATTAATAGAGAGTTTTCTAAATCATTCTCAGGCATTGAAGATACTGGAACACAACAAAACCTATTGGCACAAGCAATTAGCGGATACGCTATGTTTGATCTTATTGAGCCTCCATACAACCAAGAGTATCTTTCAAAGATTTATGAAATTTCAACATATAACTATGCAGCAATTAATGCAAAGGTTGCCAATATTGTTGGCCTAGGTTATGACTTTATTGAAACAAAGAAAACAAATGATGCCTTTGATTCAATAACAGATGACAAACAGCTTGAGAGGGCACGTAGAAAGCTAAATAAGCTTCGTCAAGATCTACACGCTTGGCTAGATACAACGAATACTGAAGATACATTTACACAAACATTAATTAAGGTTTACACAGATCTTGAAGCAACAGGAAACGGTTACCTTGAAATAGGAAGAACAACAGGCGGAGACATTGGGTACATTGGGCATATCCCAGCAAAGACAATGCGTGTTCGCAGACTTAGAGATGGCTTCATTCAGCTGCTGTATGGCAAGGCTGTATTCTTTAATAACTTCGGCGAGAATGAAACAGAGAACCCAATCGCTGGTCAAGAAGATCGCCCAAATGAAATTATTCATTTTAAGAAGTACACACCAATGAATAACTATTATGGAATTCCAGACATCATTGCAGCACAGGTAGCCCTTGCTGGAAATGAATTATCTGGCCGTTACAATCTAGACTACTTTGAAAACAAAGCGGTCCCAAGATATATTATTACAGTTAAGGGAGCAAAGCTTTCTCCAGAGTCAGAAAGAAAATTGCTTGAATTTTTCCAAGTTGGATTAAAGGGAAAGAATCACAGATCCCTATATGTTCCACTTCCAGCAGATAGCCCAGACTCAAAAGTTGAATTTAAAATGGAGCCTATTGAAGCGGGTAATCAAGAAGGATCATTTGAGAAATATCGTAAATCAAATAGAGACGAAATTCTACTTGCCCACCGTGTTCCAATTAATAAAATAGGAACTCCAGAGGGGGTTAATTTAGCGGTAGCCAGAGATGCTGATAAGACATTTAAAGAGCAGGTTTGCCGACCAGCTCAAATGACCCTGGAGAAAAAAATTAATGCAATATTTGATGAAAAAACAGATGCCTTGACTTTAAAGTTTAATGAATTAACTTTAACTGATGAAGACACTCAATCTCAAATAGATGAAAGATATTTAAGAATGCAGGTAATTACTCCAAATGAAGTTAGAATTAGAAAAGGAATGATACCTGTTGAAGGCGGAGATAAAATGGTTGAATTAAAGCCCCAAGAGGCTGCTGATCAAAAAGCAACCGCTGGGAAAACCAGGGCCCGAGATTCCGAAAGATCCGCATCCTCCTCAGATAAAGTGGGAGAAGGCCGAAATGCCAAAGGCGAAGGAAGACGGGTCGACTAAGTCCACTCAACTGTTATTTGCTTTATAGTCTATAACACTATAAAATTAAGCATATGAACATTGAAAAGTCTTTATGGACCAGTAACGGCAACGTTATTAATTTGTCGGTTCCTTTTACTAAAGTTAACCGTGAAAAGAGAACCGTATCTGGATTCGCAACCCTAGACAATGTTGATCAGACTGGTGATGTTGTAACAGCAGAATCAAGTCTCAAGGCATTCGAAAATTTCCGTGGGAATATTCGTGAAATGCACGGATCAAATGCGGTAGGAAAGATGGTTTCATTTAAGCCAGAAACTTTTTATGATCCAAAGTCAAAAGAGTTCTTCAACGGAGTGTATGTAGATGCATACATCTCAAAGGGCGCACAAGACACCTGGGAGAAAGTTCTAGACGGAACTCTATCTGGATTCTCAATCGGCGGAAAGATTCTTGAGTCAGACAATGAAGTTAACAAGGCAAACGGTAAGACCGTAAGATTTATTAAGAACTATGAACTAATTGAACTTTCTATTGTTGATTCACCAGCAAATGAACTTTGTAACATTCTTTCTATTCAGAAAGTAAATGGACAATACATTGCTAAGGGAATTGCAGTAGGTGTAGTAACTGAAAACATATTTTACTGTGCAGACAGTGATTCTGTTTTTATCTCAACAGATAAAACATACGACTCTCCAGTATCTGGAAAGCCAGCAGAATTAATAGGATGGGTTGAAAGCTCAGACGTTAATAAAGCAAAAGAGATAGATAAGATTCTTGATGCATATAAGCATTCAAGATTTACGTTGCCTGAAACACAAACAATTGCAAAACAGGCAAACGCAGAAGGAGGTAATGAAATGTCAGATAATACAGAAAACGTAGTTGTCGAAGATGTTGCAGTAGAGGCACCAGCCGAAGCAGTAGCAGAAGAAGCAGCCGTTGAAGATACAGCAGTAGTTGCAGATGATGCAGCTCCAGCTGAAGCTCCTGCAGAAGCAGTAGCAGAAGACGTTCCTGCCGAGACTCTGGAAAAAGCAGCCGAAGTATCAGAAGATAAGGTTGATGAACCTGATTTTGCGAAGATGTTAGGCGATCTAAAAGGCTTTTTCTCAGAAACTCTAAACAAGGCATCTGAAGCAAATGCAGCACAAGTAACAACAATCCAAACGACTGTTGAAGCTTTCAGCAAGAGCGTAGATGCTAGAATTTCAGAGTTGGCAGAACAACACACAGCACTTTCAAGCGCTGTAAATAACATCAAGAGCACGATTGATGGTGTACAAAAGCGTGTCGACGCAGTAGAATCAGAGACTGCATTTAAGAAGTCTTCAGATCTTGGCCGATCAGAAGAAGCAACAACAATCAAAAAATCTAAATGGAACGGTTCTTTCCTCGGTTCCGTAAACGAAATATTCAACTAAGGTAGGTATAAAAATGAGCAATGAAACATTAGAAAAGGCCGTAGCAGCTGGTACTCAGGTATCAACAGGATTCGGTTCAGCAACTGGTGGAACAGGAGTACACGTAGCGTCTGAAAATGGCAACGGTGGACTACTCAACCCAGAGCAGTCTGCTCGCTTCCTTGATTATATGTTCGACGCAACCGTTATCGGTAAGGTCGCACGTACAGTTCGTATGAAGTCAGACACAGCCGAGATTGACCGTATGTCCGTTGGTGAGAAGCTTATGAAGCTTGCAACCGAGGCAGACAACACTGGTGTAAATGCACCAGTAACTTTCTCAAAAATCTCTTTAACAACAAAGAAACTCCGCATGGACTGGGAGCTTTCAACAGAGTCTCTAGAAGATAACATCGAAGGTGCAGATCTAGAAGATCACATTGCACGTTTGATGGCAACACAAGCAGGAAATGACATCGAAGATGTTATTCTTAACGGTGACACACTTCTAACAGCAGACGGTCTTTACAAGTCATTCGATGGCGTTGTAAAGAAGGCAAAGGCATCAGGCCGTGTCGTAGACGCAGCAGGAGCCGCAGTATCACGTGAAGTATTCAACAAGGCACTTAAGGCTATGCCACGTAAGTACAAGCAACGTCGTGGAGACCTTCGCTTCCTTGCTGGATCAAACTTGATTCAGGATTTCCTATATGCTAACAGCATTGGAACAAACCAAACAATTCCACAAGATATCGCTTCAAGCGTTATCCGTGGTGGAGTTGCACCACTAGGTGGACCAGCAGGATACGTGGCACCATTCGCATTCGGTATTCCGATTGTTGAAGTTCCACTTCTTAATGAAACACAGACTGGTACATACGCAACACCAACAGGTTCACACGGAGATATCCACTTGACATTCCCAAATAACGTAGTTATTGGTATCAAGCGTGACGTAACCGTTTACCGCTTCTTCCAGCCACGTAAGGACACAATCGAGTACACAATGTATACTCGTGTTGGAGTTCAAATCGAGCAGGCAGACGCTTGGGTAGTTGTAAAGAACGTTAAGGTTGCTTCTTAATTAATTTAAGATAAAACCCTCGAAAGGCCCCTAATTAATTTTAGGGGCTTTTCATTTTAATTTATCAATGCTATAATTGAAGAACCTAACAAAGGAGATAATATGTCATTTGAGACATTGAAGGTCGCAGAACTCAGAAAAATTGCAGAGGACTTTGCAGTTGATACTGATGGAATTAAGAGTAAGGCAGATATCGTTGCCGCCCTTGCAGAAGAGGGAGTTACATGGTCTGTCTATCAAAAAACTATTAAAGATATCGAAGACGCAACAGATGAATTTAACGAAGACGCAGAAGAGATTCTTCCTAGATTTAGCCTAGATGCTCAGCCAGAAGATACGGTTCTAGTTCGAATGACTAGAGAAAACTTCAGATACGATATCATTGGATTTACATTTACAAAAGAGCACCCTTTTATTGCAATGACAGAAGAAAATGCTCAAGAAATTTTTGATAAGGAGGAGGGCTTTAGATTAGCAACTCCAAAGGAAGTTCAGGAGTATTACAACTAATCTAAGCTTATAAAATGGCAGAGATATATGTAAACAGCAATTCACC